CTAAATAGTTTCTCTCTCGAAGTAGTCTTCCATGTGAAATTGCTATCTGTTATGTTCACAGGTATCAATGAATAATCTCCATAAGTAACCAAGACATCTGGCGAGCTGAATAGTTCTTCAAGCCATGTCGCTTGTTCATCTGTTATCCACCCTGTCATCAACTTCACAGAATCTTGAATCATGGTTTGATACTGTACTTTGTTTCTGTCCGTTGGAGCGTAGATATAAGCTGTTGCCTTCCATTGTCCTTGCCTCTTTTTGAATGTAGACTTAGTTGCTGTTGATGTTTTCAATGGCTGTCCGAAGAAGTTCATTGAATCATATCCGCCAAGTTTATTCAAGAATGTCAGAGTGTAGGTTTCTGAGATTGGCGAGCAGTATTCTATTAAGTTGAATGTTCTAACTTCGGACACTACATGTCCTGAATCTAATAGTACAACTGTATAGTAACTTGTAGCTGCATCCATGCCTATTGAATTAACAATGTTAGCAGCTCCGCATCCAACTTGTTGAAGTGTTGCTGTAAGTCCTAATGTATCGGCTGTATGGTCTGATTGCAGAAGTCCACCTGCGCTGTTGTATTGACGAATAAAAACATCAATAACATCGCTATTGTTGTTGATGAACGATAGCCAAAAGTAGTCTTGCAGTCTTACTTCAATGTTATCTGGAATGTTTGTCAAGAATCTTGATGGCACATGCAATCCCATGTTGAAGTCATCAACTGTGATTAATTGCTGAGTAAAATCAACGTAATCAATGGCTGCAATGAATGTGATTTGTGATACTGTTTCTAAGTCTGGATATTCAACTATGCCAGAGGTCGCTCCGTATTCTTCGCCAAACTTTACTGTATAGTTAGCATAAGACTTCGTGCAGTCTGTAAATTGTACCAAGACATCCGTTGGTGGATCGCTTGTCATGTAGTTGCGTACTATTCCTGCTATGTCAAAGTAGCAATAGCCATTCGAGGGATTCGCAGGAAGTTTCTTGCGGATGAACACAGTCGGATACGCATCATTGTAGATGTCGCAGATGAACTTGAAGTTAGCATTGCCAACATTCGAGGATTCAAGTGAGAACACCATGTTGTTGTATGCAGGTGCAATAAGTTCTGGTTGTGAGTTGATTGTGATTGCCATTATTTTGATATTTTTTGTAGTGCTATCTTTACATCCTTTCCTGTTTGTTTCTTGAGTTCTGCTTGTAGCTCTGCTTTGAATCCATCAATCTCTTTTGAAAAGAATCCGCTCCCTTTGTAACCGAATCTCTTTATAGTTCCTTTCTTTAAAATTGCTCTGGATATTCTGAATGCAGCTTGCAGTCTTTTCTTTTCTGTTTCCGTTCCTTTGATTCCTTTCTTAGCCACAAGCCATCTGCTAATCTTCGGCATCAACTCACTCATGTTTGCCTTGCTGTACCCTTTCGGCTTCGTGCCTTGATCCACATCCTCCCAATAGTCTTCGGCTAAGAATACTATCTGATAAGTCGCTCCCATGTGTTTGATGGGGAGCTGAGGTTGTATTGATGCTTGTAGCTTACCTGTTGCAATGGTGTCATCTTCGCTGATATTATCACGCATCGCCTTGATGAAGTCGGCACATGCCTTACCGATGCCATGCTTAACATTCTCAAACATATCTTTGCCCTTGCCCTCAGTTGATAGCAAAGACTTGAACAAGTCAGTTTCAAAGTTATGTTTGTTTGAGAATTGAGGCATAGTTTATTAATCGATTAAATCTTCTTTCTCTTTGTAGAACATTGCAGTCCGTAACGCTCTGCATACATTCAGGTTTAAAAAATAATCCCACTTCGTTGCATCGTGATTGCTCATGTTATCAAGCATGACTATAAATCCCCAATAAGCAGCGAACTCTCCATATCCTTCAACTCCTTTCCGATTAGCTCTAATTTTCCGTTTGCCGAGATTACTAAATTGTTCATTAAGCCCTCTAAGAGATTGCAAAAAAAAACACTCAGCGGATAGGCAATAGTTATCGGACAAAGTTTCATTCTTTCAATCTTTTCTTCCATTGTCATCTTCACTTTGAATAGTCTGTATGGTTCGCAGAATATAGCCATAAGTTCAGGCAGTTTCTTGATGCCTTCCTTAGCGAATGAATCGAGGTCGATGTATTCTCCAAAGCTCAATGTACGGATGTCATTGTTCACATGCCAAGTGTAACCATTCAGCCAGAATCTATTGACTTGTTTCTCCGATGGCATCTCGTTAAGGAATGCAAGCTGCCGAGATATATTGACAATGTCCTTATCCGATTCAATGTCGGTGTAAGACACTCCAGATAACAGCGCAATGAGATGGCATTCAAGTTCGAGAGCTGCAAAGGAAGGATTCGCCTTGCCTATTGAGGTGTCGTTCTTTAAGTCATCAATGTCCATGAACTGACGAACTGTTATATCTTTCCAACTTTTAGGTAGTTTCATACATCAAGTATAAGGTAAAATTATTGAATTGTTAGTGTTAAATGTTAAAAATTATATCCCCATCCTGACTTGTGCTTGAGGTAACACTCAAACCCGATGGCTGTTGCCATTATTCCGTCATCATGAAAGCCATTAGGTGCGCTGTAACGAACATTCCTTGTCTTAGCGTTATATTCATAGGTAAAGACTTCAAACTCCTTCTGGAGCCAATTATGAGGCATAAAAGACACCTCATTGTTCTGGTTGGCAACAATCAAGCGTTCAATGATGTCTTGTTTGCTTTTTGAGGTGGTTAGAAACGAATCCAGAAAGAACTCTGAGCCGATTTCCTTCTGCAACATCTCAAAAACTACATCGCCAATGGAGTTGATTTCCATAGTTGTTGAACATCTGTACCTGCGTATTGCATTGCCGATGTGCTTGACGATGGCTGACCATTCCATCTGCCTCCACCTCTCGCAGAAGAACATCTCGCCTCTCTCATTGAAAATTGATAGAACTGTGTAATCATCTGCCCTGCCGACATCTATTCCTGCGAAACACTTCTCCGTTATCTCGCCTTGTTGCCACTTCATGTTCACGAATAGAGATGCGCCTCCATCAATGAACTCCGCCATGTATTCTTGCCGAAAGACATGGTCTGGAAGTGTTGCCCTTGCATCGTCAATCTCAGTCGGATTGATAATCGGATTGTCGTATGAGGTCATGCTGAATGACTTGTACTGCGGATTGATGCCATCGAGTTGATATAAGTTGAAGAAGTGATTCTTTCCTTTGGGTGTTGATATGAGTAGAACTTTCTTGCCATTCACTAATACTGTTGCCCTCAATACCTCGCTCCATGCTTTCTCGTCCATAAATGCGAACTCATCGCATATCAAGAAGTCAAATGTGTTGCCTCGAATATTGTCGTAACGCTCAGCAGAAAAGAACTGAATAGTGCTTCCTGTTGCATACTCGATGATAAGCTCAGAGCGATTGACATTCTTGTAAATCTTAGGTTTCTTGATGAATGCCTTTACTGTTTCTTCAAAGACTTTCTTTGACTGCCGATAAACAGGAGATACCCATCCAATCTTTACTTGTTGGTTGTTCAATGCCCAATCAAGCATCTGATTGATGCCAAGTAATGTCTTGCCGAACTGCCTCCCAATATTAATCACATAGTATTTGTGATTGTCATTGCGGATTGAGTTATGTATCTTGAGTTGGTTCGGATGCGGTGTGTATAGGATTGCTTGTGCCAAAGTCTGCTTTGAATTTACTGTTGCCTCTTATTTCAACTATATTCTGCTCAATATATCCTCGTTTCTTTGCTTTGCATTTAAGATAGAACATTGTAGATAATGGATTGCCCTTAGCTATTTGTTTATGCAGATGGCTTTCAGCGAAGTCGAGTGCAACATTCTCAATGTCCTTGACCGCTTTGCGATATAGCTTGTTTGTCTTGAGCCATTCGTAATGCGTTACTCTTGAAATATCTACTTGCTTACAGGCGGTTGTAACGATGCCGAGTGATTTCTCCAATGCTTCAATCATTGCCAACTGCCTCAAATCAAGCTCCTTTATAGTGTTAGGTTTTGTTATGTTCATTGTGTGTTAATTATTTAAAAAACCATTGAATGTTAATTTGATTTGCTATCTGTGCGAATCCCACATTATCTTTAATTATAAATTCATTCTGTTGCTCTGCTGTTATCTTTACTGTTTCAATCATATAAATATTTTACATCTAAAAAAGGATAGATATTTAAGTTGGTGTTTTTGCTTATTGTTTTTACATTTAAGTTTGGATTGTGTTTATTTATTTCTATCCATCCTCCCAATGAAATTCCCAACTGCCCATCGAATAAATCTTCATTCGCTTTAAATGTTGGATTCAATATATCTAACAATGATTGTGGAGCTGTATCAATAAGCGATTGGTCGTATGCGTGCTTTTTATTTGAGTTAATATGTTTTAAATCTACTCCTGCTAATATTATTTCAGATGCTCCCATCATCCATGCTATATGAGTTGCACAATGTATAACATCATAACCGCCTATTACTTTTGTATTAGAATCTTCAAACTTCCAATTTGAGAAATCTTTTTCAAGATAAATAGTATTATCTTTTATTTTATTTATACCTGAATTGCAGTTAATTACTTCGCATTCTTTATTGTTTAAATTCAAATACCAATTTGAAAAGTTTGCAGTTTCGTCTGTAAAGACTGCATAATTAAATTTCTCAAAGTGATATGTTGAAGAATTACAACAGATTATAATTATGTCTTTGTTTAATTTATCAACATCAATATCAAGTAATGATCCACCACTCCCACAAATTATAAATCTGCTTCCTTTGTGTTTGTCTTTTAGATGTTGTAAAGAATTTATCATAAATTACTCATATCAAATCCGCTTGTTGCCTTTGGTTTCTTATCAAGCTCCAATAATTGTGCGTATAGATGCGTGCAGACATAGTCATAACACGCTCCGCAGGTTATCATCTTAGGCGGTTCGATGTTCAATGCGTTGTAGAAGTGTAGCCACTCTACTTGAATACTGTTAGCCACCGAGCCACCATGTACGTTGTAATGAACGAGAAACTCTCGCCATCCTCTTAGTTGCATTTCTTGTTCTAAGGTCATAATTTTCTATATAAAAGCATGAATATAACAGTTAAGCAAGATGCTATTGATGCCCTGCCTATAATTTCTAATAAATGCAAATGTAATAAATATCCGACACATAAAGAAATCCAGAAAGATAAACACATCGAGCAGTCAAATGGTTTGAGCTGTTTGAGTTTGTATGCCCACTTGATGCGCTGAGGTATGCCACTCATATCGGCAAAGAGAATAGAGATGGCGATTGCGTATAGGTAGTTATTCATGCCAATAGAATATATCTTGTTCAATGCTTTCAATGTCTTTGTAATTATGTGGATCAATCTTAATGAACTGCATCCAGAATGATTCGTACCATCCTGCTGCTCCGATATGCCCTGCAATGTAGTTTGTCATTCTAAACTTTTCATCAACATTCGGCAATGGTTCATCAATGAACTTGTTGCGGTAGCCAGATAGAAATGTGTTAGGCATACCGAGTATGTAATGCTGTATAATTGATTCCGTTCCTGACTGAGCGTAGATAGGATATACCCTTTGATTGAGCATGTCCTGGTCTGTGCCTTTTCTCTCGTAGTTGTAACCTTGTATCAAGTCATTCCAACTGCTGAATCTTTGCTTAAAGTGAGATGCCACTATGCCAATCATTCCGCCAAGCAGAGGGATGTTGTGAGAGATTGAATCTGTTATTGCGTGAATAACTTTATCGTATTGCAACCATTCTTGAACCATCTGTGCCTCTCTGTAAGTCAATGGCGAATCTAAATCTCTACAAAGTAAGTGAGTAACTCCCTCATGCCAGATAGGTTTCATCCGCCAGAGCATCGCCTCGCATAATGGAGCAGGATTGTTCTTGTAGAATAAAACTCCCTTTTCTTGAAGTGCGTTGAATAGTTTCTCAAATCGTTCATAAGTTGCATCGTCTGTATTGACAGCCACCCTCCAATCAGGATAAAGAACTTTAGCAAGGCGAATGTTAATCATAAGCCCTCGCAGATATGTCTTGAAGTCAAAGCAGTTCTCTGGCTTTTCTTTGTTGTAGCCGAATAGTGAGTAAGATATTATTTTCATTTGTATTTGTATTTGTAAAAATATAAAACTTTATTGATTCTAACTTCTTTCTTTAGCAGTCCGCTGTTGTATATCTTAGTAGCCCAATCTTCATCTTCGCCAAAGTCTATTTCTTGAAAACTAAACTGCTTAGCTATGCTTGACTTGATGGTATTAAGATGGTTTGGGAATCTCTCGTACTTGATTTGATTAGTTGTTGTTGCGTATGCTGAGTAACGGATTGAGTGTTCAAAGAGTTCTGCGTTCCTACCATCCCAAGTGATAACTCCAAGCAATGACACGCAGTCTGGCTTAGAATCTAAGGCAGTTATAATGTCTTGAATGTATGTTGGGCTGATTTCGTCATCGTCATCAATGTAACAGATGTATTCGCCTGTTGCTGCATCGAGTAAGTCATTGCGCTTAGTTCCTATGCTGTTCTCATTGTCGTAATTTACAAGGAGTTCAATCTCATTCTCCATGTTGATAGCTGATACTTGCTTGCACAGCTCAGCATAAAGTTTGTTGAACAAATCAACTCTGGTGTCTATTGTTAGAACTAATATTGATAGTATCATAATTGAAAGTTTAATTGTTTGCGCCTGCTAAATACAGAGCCATCCTTTTGCCACATAGCAGCGTTATCCGTTGCCAAGTATTGTTCATCGAATGCAGTCAAACCCCATGCAGGATGCAAGTGATGGAACAGTATGTTACCATCGCCCATGTATTTGTACTTGCCGAGTAGCTTAGCCACCTCTGTTGATTCTTCGTCTGCGAATAGTGAAGTGTAGTCTGGATGGTAGATGTAGTTGAATCTATTGTAATAAGTTCTGCCCATGATTGACATCGTGCAGACGTTTGCCTTCTGGTTGCCATCGTTCCAATGAATGAACTGATCCAAGTCAGCTCCAAAGGCATCAAGTATGTCAAGGTCGAATCCCTCTTTAATGAACCGCATGTCATCTGACATATTAACGAGAACATCCCAATCTTCATTGGTGTTCATATCTCGATTGATAGCGTCTATCTTGTTCTTGCTCCTTCCTAAAACGACCTCAACACGACTATTGTATATCGCAGGATATTCCACATCATTATCGTCAAGCGTGCAAAGAATTTTGTAGTCTTTATGTTTGACATTTCTTATAATGTTGTTAAGCGTATCAAGAAACTTCTGAGGTCTTGAACGAGATGTTAGTTTGTATAGAATCTTCATAAGGTTTGTAAATTTGTGTTCCTTGTTTTTCAGTTAAAAATATATTCCAATTATGCTCCAAAAATAGTTCTTTTTTAATGTTAGGCAATGAAGATTCAATCTTCTTATCTGAGTAGTCATGTGCGAATAGTAAGTTGTTAAGTCCTTTCGGCATCATGTATGGATGTGGATTAAGTCCTGCCTTGTAGATGCGCTGTGAGTATCCTGCGTGTTCATAGCCATAAGACTTGTAATTGTTATCGAAGTAACCAACACGCATCCACTCCTTGCGAGTTACTGACATGAACACTCCGCCACATTCATCAAAGACATCGTAATTGAATCGGTGTGATTGATAGGTGTTACTTCGGTTGTGGAGCTTGTGATTGAGCAACAAGACATGGCGGTCTGGCATGAACTTATCCCATCCGAACTTGATAGGAAAGCAGTCATCGTCAAACAAGTAAACTATATCGCATCGCATGAGTTCAAACAAGTTGTATAGACATTTGTTCTTCGCCTGTGCAATACCTCTGTATTCATCGTCTATGTGCGTGTAGAGAGCAAATGACTGCTCTGTGTTTAACTTGATGTTTAAGATACATTCATCATATCTCGCTAACCTGTTCGGTGTGGTTGTGATTCCTATGCCTATTTTTGCTGTTATTTCCATTCGTTTATTAAATTGTGATAAATATTATAAGAACATTCCTATTTCTTTCTGCAATCTATTTTCTGCAATCTTTACATATTCATTATTTAATTCTATGCCTACATAATTCCGATTTGACTTTTTTGCGTAAATTCCTGTTGTTCCGCTTCCAAAAAACGGATCTAAAACAATACCATTTTCAGGGCATCCAGCTTTCAACATTCGTTCTACTAATCTTTGCGGATAAGTTGCAAAATGTGCCTCTGAACTTTGCTCTGTGTTTACTGTCCAAACTGTTCTTACATTTCTCATTCCTCCTTCTGTAAAAACAACTTTATTGGTTGCATAGTTTCCACTTGCAGCTTTGCCATTGCTTTTTACTCCTCCCTTTACTTTGCTTCGTTTATCAAATTCTGCCCATATACTTTTTTCAAGTTGTTGCTCAAAGTAATATCCATTTGGTTTTTTTACAAAGAAAAATACCTTTTCAAAATCAACTGTAAATCTATCCTTTGCACTTGATGGCATTTGATTTGGTTTGTGCCAGATAATTTGATTTCTTAATGTCCATCCCCTATCAATCATTTCAATAGCAAATCTTTCTGGTATAAGACAAAGACTTTTATGCATATTTATATTTGGTTGTTTTACCTTTCGTGTTTCTGTATGACCATATTTAGGTTCTGTATATCCTCCAGCCATTCCACCACTTTGAGTTCCATAAGTATCTCCCAAGTTCACAAAGCAAGTTCCTGTATCTTTTAGCACTCTTTTTATTTCATCAAATATATTACATAAATTATTTATAAAGTCTTTAAAATGCTTTTCACTTCCAAGTTGTTCATCGTGTCCATAATCTCTCAATCCCCAATAAGGTGGCGAAGTAATACAGCAATCAATGGAGTTATCAGGTATTGTTTTCAATACTTCTAATGAATTTCCGTTAATTATTTTATTTAAAAATTTTATATCTATTTCCATTCGTTTATTAAATTGTGATAAATATCAAATCTTCTTTTGGTATATTTTGACAAGTCATAGTTTGACTTGACAAATCTTGACAAGTTACTTGCATACTGCTCCCTCGTATCTTGGTCCATCATTGCCTCCATGCAGTCAAACCATCCATTGTTCACATCGCCTGCATTCACGAACATAACGCAGTCATCTGGAAAACAATCGTAAGGCGGTACTCTGGATGCGATTACTGCCTTGCCCATCATTCCTGCTTCCACTATCTTCAGCTCAGACTTACATGAACTGAATGTTGATGGTCGCAATGGAACGAGTGCCACATCAATATCGTTGTATAGCTTAGAGTAGTTGAAGACATCGAGTGTGTTCAATCGCTTGTAGTTAGCATGCTCTCCCTTGCGGTTGCTGAACATCTTTTCGTGCTCAATGTACTCTGGAGCTGAGCCAAAAGAACACGCAAACTGAAACCCTGTGAGATGCTCATAGACCTTGCCTATGCCGACACGCAGAAGTTCTGTGTCCGTTCTGTGATAGATGCCTCCGATCCATCCGAATCTTACAACATCGGATTCTGTTGGAGCTGCAAGCCATGTCGCATCTAAGCAGTTAGGAAGTATGTATATCGGTGTGTCAGTTCGCTGTGCTATATTGTTTGCAAGTGTTGTTGTTGTGGTTGTGATGACATCTGCAAGCTGAAAGTCTGCATTGATTTGCTTTGCTATCTTGTTCTTTGCAAACAGTTCTTTCATCGGATGGCTGTCAGGTAGCTCCCATGAATCGTCAAGGTCGTATATTATCTTTAGCCCTGCTTCCTTGCAGATTTCAACTATCCTTTGAGAGTTACTCTTTACTCCAATGTTACGCAGGAAGTGAATGGCATCGAACTTCTTCAAGCGTTCAACACTTGTATCTGGTGTTGTAGTTTCAACATCTACCTCTGGATACAGCTCGCATAGATGCTGATGCGGTACTATCTGCCGATGGTATTGTAAACCTGTATGTGCGGTTATGTTTAGGAGTAATTTCATATCTTTCTAAATGAATTTATATCGTTGCAGATGGTTGAATGCGGTATCTTTGTGAGCTGTGAAATCTTCCTGTATGACTTATATTTGATGTATAGTCTAATGAGATTCTTCTTGTAGAATGTTTCTTTCGTGTCGTTCTCATTGTCTTTGATGCGT